GACTTGTACGTTTCTAAGTATGGTGAGACGCCTCCGGCTGGGGCTACAGGGGTTATGGGCCTTGATGTCGCAGAGATGGGCGATGATAGAAATGTTGCTGTAGGTAGGTATGGTGGCTATCTCACTCCTTTTGATTCTTGGGGCGGTGTTGATACCGTTGAAACGGGTGATGTTGCAATCCGATGGTACAAAGCTCATTCTGGTATTAGCCGTGCGAATGTAGACGCTAATGGATATGGGGCTGGAGTGGCCCCTTACATGCAAAAGTTTGGGAACGGAGTAATTGCGACTGGGATTAAGGTAACTTGGAAGCCTACCATAAAAACAGAGCTTGGCGATTTTAGGATATTGAGGGATGAGCTTTTATGGAGGGTAAGGGAATGGTTAAGGACTGATCCTGGGGCGATGTTACCTCCGGACGAGGATTTGCTTGAAGAATTGCTTGTTCCTACATATGACACTGATACTGGTTATGTTGATGTCATGCCTACAAAAGGGATGAAGGAATTGCTCGCAAGGAGCCCTGATCATTTGATGGCATTAGCTATGACTTTTGCTGGAGCGAGCGGTTTCTTTGATGGTTGTGATTTTCAGGCTTTCCCTGAAGGATAAAAAGTCCATTAGTTGCAATTCTCTGTATTTATTGTATTATACAATATAGTAAATTAATTAATCTTAACAGATAGGAGAAAAAGTTTATGAAAAAGATGCGGTCTATTCTTATTGTTTTATGTATTACCCTTGCTTCGCTGTGGGCGGTTAGCTCGGTTGTTGTGGCCATGGATCAGTGTGATGTAGTTGGGAATTCGTACACAATTACCCTTGACGGGGATGATTATGTTTTGTCGGACTTTACGAGCAGCTCTCCGAGTTTTTCTCCCGCCCCCCGGTGCCATGGGTATGTAACATTAATTGCGAATGGTGAACGGACTAATCTCGAATGGTATTTGCGAAATGGCCATTTATCAATCGGCGGCGTAACTGCTGAGCTTACCTCTAATGGTTTAAAAATATATATTATACCCCAAAATCTTCATTGCCTACGGATTGGCAATACGTTTTACATGACCAATGAAAAGATTCCGACGCTTCTCTTTAAATAGATTATTGCCCCTGCCTTGGTGTATATTTACCACAGTCACTCAGCGGATTCCATGCCTTGGGTGGCTATTTTGGGGTAATAATGAAAGAAACTATATCAGCACAAGAGTTAAAAGCTTGCCCTGTTCGGGGATGTTACCGATGGAGATATGGGGATGGTATCACTTACCATAGTGGCCTTGTAAAGGTATTCTGTAAGCGTGGTACATGGTTTTGTGACACCCTATGACATGTTTCAGAGCTGGGCCGTGTGTCTAACGATTTATTCTTTTTTGGGCCTGTTTCTGCAGCAACAAATCCGTTTAAATTATAAGTTGATTAGTTGTGGCGGAGCGGGAAAGCTCGCCCGCTGAACTAAGACGTTATGCAAAAGCTAAAGTTGAAGAAGTTGGAAGATGCCATTTCTGCCAGAGGGGAAATCATGTTAACCAAAACACGCGCCCGTATAAAAAAGCTCGAAGTTGAAATAAAAGAACTTCGGGAAGAACTTCAGAAAACCAGAAACAGGGTGGATGATCTTTCAGAAATCCAACAGGGGGAAAGAACGGTAAGAAAGAAAATTAAAATCTATATCCTAGCCATAAAATACTGGTTCCAGGGTGACCCATGGACTGAAGCGATCAAGTATGCCGAGGCGCTTGTACACGGATTCAAATAGGAGGGGTACAAATCCAAATGAAAATTAGAATGCAAGTAGCATACGAAAATGAACCTCAAAATAAATGGTGGGAAAACTATGATAACGATGATGTGGATGATCCTACATCGTGGGGAATACATACAGTTGCCTGGTTTAATTCAACATTACGCCCTTTTGAAAAAAGGCGAGTGTTTTTAAAAGCAGAAAAAAGTGAGAAATTATAGGGCGAAATATACAAATAATGAAAATCGCATAAGAAACATTGGAAATAGCATAATCAGTCATATGAAAAACAGGAGTTGATATGGAAATGAAAACTTGCACTAATCATTGCGCCTTATATCCTCCAGGAGACTGGTGCATTGGTTGTAGACATTACGAAGAAGGAAATATGGATAATCAAAACACTCAGGCCAAGATAGATCGCCTTTTTACTAATTTCAGTGCATTCTTAATAGAGCAGATGCACAAATCCGGCTGATCAGAACTACCGGCGACTGGTTAGGACACTATAAATCTAAGAGGAAACTGGCGGCAAAAGCATGTACTACACATGACGCTGTTAATAAGTTGATTAGTTGCGGCTCAGCCTCCGGTGGAAATATATTAGAAAAGATTTTTCCGAAGCGCGCCCCTATGTCCCGGGTGAAGATCTTGGCGATGTTTTTGTTGCTGAGGTAAATATCCCTGAATTTGGTGGGATGATTGCTAGAGATCCCGGAAATCATGAAGATCAGTGGTATATGGAAGAGACATACTTCAGGGAAAACTTTATACCGGTAGATGAATAAAATAGAACTAATAACACATCCATATGCAGTCGATCTTTTACAGGCCCGCACGGACTATGCCAAATTAACAGGGGTAGAGATGGTTGAGAGGCCCTACTGGTTTAAAAATACAGAGACCGGTCAACTTTTTTACAGTATATACGCCTGCCTTGGGTGGCCTACGGAGGTCACTGATAGTACCGACGGCCTTCCTGGCTATATTGCTATAGTTGGTGTCGTCCGTCCGAATGATTCGGTTGCCGATCCTCCCGATCCTCTCAATGCGAATTTCCAACTACTTGACGAGGCTGAATCTAAGGACGTTCCTAAATTGCTTAAGGAATGTGTTAGACTTCGGAAAGAATATGGGTTTGGCATTCACAAGAATCTGTTTAGGGTATGGCTCGGGGACCCTGATCGTTTTTTTACACCTCTCGCTTTATGTAATGAGGCACTTATTGCTGAGGGCGGAGAGAGAGCAGCTATACTTATAAGTCCTCCCGATGATTTTTTTGCTCAAAAGATTTTTGACAGCTATGTTCGATCGTTGAGATCCACACTTTTAAAGGATAATCAGCGTTTCTTTTTCGGACATAATTATATTCTACAAAATAGATTGAGGGAATTCAAGAAGGATGATCCCTGTGTTTTTGCTGTTGGTGGTCTGGTATTTTCTTTGCTTAACCGCGTCCGCTGGATGGATGCCCAGGGGGAAAACGCCTTTACTGTGGAGGATGAAAATGGATGAATCAACTTTAATGTTTATTTTTTTGGTGGTAGGATATTTTATGGGTATCGGATCGGTTTTCATCGGAGCCTATATCATACCAAGAACAATGGACGGAAGCCTACTTCCTGAAATATTTTCTCCGAAAGGCGATGTCTTCACTGTAGAGACTCCAGATGATATGGCTCCGTTCCCTGATGATCTTAAGAATGAAGCCGAAGAGCATATTCTGGGAAAGACAAACAAGTTTCTTAAAAGTTTCGGCTCTGCCCCGGAGGACAAGTGATGTCAATGAAGCTGGAAGGTTTTAAGGTAAGGTGTCGATCTTGTGGAACTGTACTATATGAAACCACTGAGCATTATAATTGTCATAAGCCATTGACGGGAGATATGCTTAGGCTACTACCTCTTTATAAGTACTGGCCAACCTACGATGGGTCTTTGGCAACGGAATCAACGTCGCGCTTTCTTATGTTCTGTTCAAATTGTTCAGGATATATTTCTACTACTGGCAAGTTGTTTTTTGCTGATTTTTCCGACGTGAAGGTTACTGAGATATCTGAGGAGCGTTCGAAGTTGGTCTGGAGGGAGACTGGCGAACCAATTGAAAGAGCCCATGCTTTGCATGACAAGCCCATTTCAAAGGCCGAGTTGCCCACTTCTGAGGCCGGGATATTTACTCCGAACGACCTGATGAAAAAGATAGAAAAAGAGGCCTCTTCCCTTAGTTTTGAGCCGAAGGCCGGAGAGGCCTTGGTTGCTTCAGATGAGATGAAGAAGTTATTCCAGAAGAAAAACAAGAAGAGACGAAAAAAGAGGAAATAAGTCGTGCCTATTGAATATTATTATACGCCCGTCGATATCCCCCGCAAGTGGGTGATAGAGTTGAACGGAGAATTAGTTTGTATTGTTTTACAAGGATAAAATCATGCCAGCAATAAGTAAAGAGTGGTCCCTTTCTAATCTACCACCTAAAGGCCACAAAGACGTCGCGATGTTTGCTAATTCGCTTTTCGAAATCTCTCGTTTAGAACTCGAAAGACTAGGGAAGCACGATGATTTTTTAGCTAAT